CTGGTACCGATGTTCTCGGCTGCATCATCGGCCGCATTGGCTAAAATCTGCATCTGACCTGCATCGGTCAGAGCAAGGTTTTTGTTGAAATCCTTATAGGTAGAGTCTAGAACTGCTACAAGGGCTGCTGCTCTTTCTGCCTCTGTGCCGTTCTTAATTGTTTTCTTTGTAGTCTCGTCAAGAACAAAGCCCACCTTAGTAAGGGAAGCAAAGTTGCCATTAAGAGCTTGTGCCAAGCCGTTAGTCATAGACTTGAACTCATCGGCAGAAGCCGCCGCACCCTTTTCTGCTGTTACATAATCAAGAATGGCGGGTGTTAAGGCTTTGATCGTATCGATCTGTAAATTAAATGTTGCAAGCTGTGACTGAGTCTGTGTGATGTTTTCTTTATTGACAACACCAATGTCTTGCAAGGCTTGTGCTTGGTCATTAAGCGATTGAATCTGTGCATCGGTTGCGCCGACTGTTACCTTTACAAGGTTAGCCAATCTCTGCTGTTGAGCCTGTGCATCCAATGCTGCCTTAACAGATGCCTTGCCGAAAGCAATAACTTGAGCAGTACCAAAAGCAAGACCTGTGGCAGCAGCAAGCCTCTTTACGCCTCTGATAAGTTTGTCAGTAGAAGTCTCGGCTTGTCTAAAAGCTTTATTGCCTGTGAACTCCGCTGCAATGTCAATGACTACATTTGCCATGATTAACCTCTTACCGATGCCCTAGCATTTAATTTATTAGCGGCAGTCTTAATAGCATCAAGGACTGCTTCTCTAGCCTTGCCATTGTTTTCATCGTATGCACGAAACAAAGCGCGACCTTGCATCTTGTCGCGACCCTTCATAGCTTGACCGAACTTGGCATTTTGATTCTCAACAAAACGAGAACTTGGAGTCTTGCGCCCCATTGTTTCGTAAATTGCGCCAGCGGCACTATTGTTAAACACGCGAGCTAAAGATCGAAAACCTCGGCGATTAGGCTTAGAAGGTGATGTCTTATAGCCAATGCCACGCTTGGCAATGCGAGCTGTGTAAGTCGGGAATGTCCCTTCTGACATTTGACGAGGCAGCCATCCGCTTAGAACTTGGTTGTCATCTGGAAGATAACCTTTAGCAGATTGTGTAATTGGCTTTAATGCTGCTGCGATTTCTTTGGGCAAAGCCTTAGCAAGATCTGGAGTGTATTGCTTGAGAGCCTTGCGGAGATTAACGCCGCCCTTTACGCTTGCTGGCATCGCTCACCTCTTTCGCCTCATCTTTTAGACCTTGAACTAGAGCATCTAGCATAGTCTTATCTAAATCTAATAATTGCTGTGGCGCGATTCCCAACCTAATGCTTAGCCTAGCAATTAGATAAGTGAACGGAAGATCGCGCTTTAAGCTAAAGGGTCTGAGTCAAGCACCTCAACACTTTTAAGTGTCTCAATGAAATCAATCCCGAAAGGCTTAACAGATTCACCTGACCTGCGTGTTACTTCCCATGCTAACCAATAGACATCGCTCTGCTTTTCTTCATCGCGAAACGCTTTATGGAAACCCTTTTTAGCGTATTGCTCAAACGAATACTCCACTGCTGGAGTAATTTCGCCTTCTAATACACTTCCATCTGTACGAACTATCTTTAGTTTTGCCATGAGTTTGCCCCTTAGTTAGTTAATTATGCTGATGCTACTGCGATTGTGCCATTGACATTCCATGTAACTGACTGAGTTGAAAGATCTCCAACTGCACCATTTACAGGAGTGATGTTATTGACTAGGCATGACATTGTGTAGCTTGGATTAGTCGCTGAGACTGCCGCACTTGTCTGCTTGATGACTACTGTTGTAGATGTTCCCCATGTTGAGTTAAGTGTCTGTAAAGTCTTAGATGTTGCTTCGTCATTAAAGAAGTCAATCGTTACTGATGAGGCTTCTAGACCTTTAACAAACTTGTGACCTGCGTCACCCATTGCTGTAACTTCCAGCTCATCGAATGAGCGGTTGATTGTTACTGCACTAACTAGCGATGAGAGATCAACCGCATTAACAGTTACACTCACGCCATTTGATAGATAAACTGACATCGGTTTATTCCTCGTCTTTCTTAGTTATTGGCTTTGCAGCCGATGGCTTAACCTGACCGATTTTGATCAGGAAGGCTTCATTCTCTTTTTCCCATTGTTCTAATTCGGTCATGATTATTCCCAACTTGTTAAAATGGATACGGACATCTCACAGCTGAGTAGGTCACCCGAAGCAGCGTTGAGAATACTTGGTGCGCTAATTGCGCTTACATTATAGACCAGAGATGACGCTGCTAACTTGGCGAACACGCCAACTAGAGTGTCTTCAATCCCATTGAGGTTGCCCTCGTTATCAAACATAGGCACAGTCATAATGATCTTAAAGTTAGCCATTGGCTTTACTGTTATTTGACCATTGTTAGTAGGTGTCACATACGGATCATCTGGAGTAACAATCACAGAGTTGGCAAGCACTGTTGCAGGTGGAAAAGCAAAAGTCTGCCACTTAGAGTTATCAACTAGGGCAGTTGCTAAAGTAGTACGAAGTGTAGTGATTGCAACTGGCATTAGCCCACCATCGATGTAGGCGCAAGTGCATGCGCGATCAATCCTCTTACCTTAGCGAGTAGCTGTGCGCTCATTCGATAAGGTGAGGGCTGGAAATCGACTGCGTTACTGCCTGAAAGGGTGGCTGTACGCGCTTGCCAGATCTCAACAGCGATCATCAAAGCTGCTTGCTGGACTGCCATGTCAGTTGTCCAGTCTGTGTAATTTGTTGCTGTTACTAACCCAAAAGGTTGCACAGGATGCTTGGGCTTAATCGCAGCGTGGCTAGTGTTCATGGTGATGGAATCTTCACCAACAGCTGTAAGAACTTTGCTGCCGTTGAATACTGATCCGCATCCTGTAATCGTTACAGTTTGTCCTACAAAAAAAACATCTTCTAATTTTTGATTAAAGTAAAGTGTGCCTTGACCAACAATACTGCTATGAGAAATCACAATCTCTGAGTTAGTCCAGAGCATTGGAAGCAATACTGCATCTGTTGCATCACACACTTCTTGCAAAGTGGCATCAGGGTACAGTGTACCGACTCCGAGTGTTGATCGAAGTTCTGCCACTGTTGTTAATGCCATTGCTTTTCCTTTCGTAAGACTCTAGGGAGTCAGAGGGCTACTGACCCCCTAGAGCGACTTAGTAACCTATTAAGTTAGGTTGAACTTACGAACGCCCTTACCTGACTTAGCAAGATAGATTGCTAGGTATCCGTAAAGGTTGATCTCAATTTCGCCAGATGTTAATACATTAACGCGAAGTTGTGTTTGTGGTGATTCCCAGCAATACACTGATGATGGAGCAACCAAGTATGCTGAATCATCAACTACGCCGGAAGTTGTGATGTTGTGATCAACGATCAAGTCTGTGCCAAGAACATTACCGCGAACAGATGTTGCTACTGCATTACCTGCTGCGTTGTATGTTGCACCTTGTGCTGAGTAGAGTGCGCGACCTGTTGTGTCGGCGTAGCCTGTGATCGCTGCCCATTGGTCAGTAGAAACAACTAGCTTGTTAGCAAAGTCTCCGCCTGTACCCTTGTAAGCTGCTGCGCCTTCTACTGACACGAATGACTGTAGTCCTGCTGCTGTTGCTGCAACACCTGTTGCTGTTGTACCTGAACCAAAAAACTCTGCTAGAAGTGCTGCATCTGTTGCCTTCTCGTATGCTTTGCGGAGTTCAATCATCATTAGTTCCATGAAAGCAGGTTGAGATCTGTCAACAAGCTCAAAACTCACTCGCTGAATTCCACTGAACTTGTTAACACTTATCGTGTCGAAGCTAGAGGTCATTCCGGTTTCTGATGGAGCAGCACCTTCGTTAGTGTCTGCAACTGTTGGTGCAGTATTTGGTGTTGCAGCATTTGTGTAAAGGCGTGGAACTGTAAAACTCATACCATCTGGCAAAAGTGCCTGACGAGTTGCAGCCTCAAATGCAGGACGACCTGTGAAGGTATCTGTAATGAAAGTGTTTAGGTGTGGTGCAAGTGTAAGACCAGTGTTTGTTGATGTTGAGTCATCTGCTGCGCGAACTACGCGGCGAGCCTCGTCGTCACCAAGTGCTGCCTTGATGTTTGCTTCTAGGTACTGCGCTGATGTAATTGGTGCTACGCGCTCGCGCACGAATGTAGTTGCTGTCACAACAGTTGGACGAGCAGCTTCAACTGCTGCTGCCTCTACTGGTGCTGCAACTGTCTCTGGAGTATTCTCCACAGCTGTCTCGCTTTCTGTTGGTTGGATTTCTTCTACTGCTTCTGGAGTCTCCTCAGCAGCGACATCGATAACCTGAGCAGACTTAAATGCTGGCTCTGTTACCAATGAAACTTCTAGCAGCTTTGCAGCGGATACGAACATCACATTGCCTTTCTGCTTTGACTTAATAACTTCGACTCCGACACTAAGGCCACTTTGTAACCCTTCCTCAGCAAGTATTAAAGCCTCTGAACCACGATTAGATCGTGAAACCTTAAACGATGCATAGATGCCATCTTCTTGCTCTGTGAACTGTGTGGCTTTTCCTAAAGGTTGGCGTGAGTCATGCTGATTAAGCAACTTGACAGTCTTAGGATCTTCTGGAAGTGCGATTGCGCCCTTCTCGAATACAACCTTACCTGCTGAAGTGTTGCCGACTTCGCCTGTACCTGCTGGCACGATTTTGCCTGAGATCAAGCGTTCTTCAACATTGGCAATGAGTCCAGATGTGAAGGTGATTACTTGGTTTTCCATTATTCGATTCCTTCGCTGCCGTTAGGTGTTAAATCTTCCATCTCCATTGCTTGTTCTACTGTGATCAAGCCCAGAGACAACATTTTCTCAATTACTAGCAAGCGTTCCATTGGTTCTGTTGCTAGGAATGATGAATCAACATCAAACTTAACTGCGTTACCGCGAGCAGTTATGTCATCCATTGACAAGCGATCTTCTATTGCACATACATAAGGAGCTAGTGATAGAGAGTAAAATTGTTTTCTTTCGTCAAGCACATTGGCATAAGTCATTGAGTTATTGGCTTCTGCTGAAAGCATGTAAGCAGGAATGTTGCACAGACGAGCAATCTCTGTTGCCAAGAACTGCTGTGCTTCGTCATACATCATGTCTTTAGGTGAAAATGATGTTGGCTGGTATTCAAGAGTAGATGTTAGATAAGCAGTCGCACGATTCTGACGAGCGTTCTTCCATGCTGCAAGTAGTCCTGCAACTTCTTTAGGATCTAGATCCGCACCATTATTGCGAAGCACTCCAGACGGCATCGGTGTGGATGCAGCTATGACTGCTGCCTTACGAAGATCAATAGCAGCTCTAATAGTGTCAGATCCGCGTTCTAAGATACCTTCGTCAAAGGCTTGGAATGTAACAATAGATCCAAGACCTGACATAGGTACTGCAACAGCATCGATAAAGTATTGCGTAATTTCCATGCCGTATAGATCGGTGTTAAATGTAACCTTGACATTAGGTATCCACTTAAAGCGAGAAGGCCGTCCGTCCTCTGCATACAATTCTGTAACTTGCCAGTAAGCCACGCCGTACATCATCAATGAATCAACAGTCCATGCCATAGTTACAGAACGAGGCTGATTGATTGCTGGCTGATCACACCAAACAGGATTGCCTAATTCCTCGCCAGTAGAAGTGCGATACAAGTTAAGAGGCAGGCCGCCAATCACTCCAGAGAGTAGATTGCGGCATCGAGCTACAGAAGGCACAGACATTGCTTCATTGCGCTGAACGCGAGGTAGCACATAATTAAAAAGAGAGTTTAGATTCTCTCCCATAATAGAGGGTGCGTATTGCGCTGTAAGCGATGTCTTATTAGGAGTGGTTGCTTCTGTTTTGCGAAATAGACCCATAGTCATAAAGTGTAGCATTTGTCAAGTAATTAGACAACATGCTAGGGCGTGTCTAAGTGTAAATCTGTGGCTTAGGTTGAGGGATCATTAACTTGCTTACTGCCATAGCGATGCCAATCGGTGCGCTAATGTCGCCAGCTGATTTCCTCTTGATGATACGCCATGCCGAGTCATTGACTTTAGCTGCACAGTTATTCATCTGCTGGATAAACTCTGCCTGCCCATTATGCACGACTCGGTGATTGACCAAGCCTTCTAATAAATCTCCACAGGCTTTGTAGAACTGCTGACCAGAGACATCCTCTGTAACAACACCAGCATTGGAAAGCCTGTTGGCAATAGTTTGTGTGGCGTACTTGTCAAAGCAGACAAGTCTAGGCTTGTAGATGTCACACCATGCCTTGATAGAAGCTGCCATCTTTAACTCATCGATTGCCACCTGAGAGCTATAAGTCTCCAGAATACCTATGCCAATTCTGCCGTCACTGAGTAATTGGCCAGCAACGAGCGAGCCATTTCTACGACTAGGACTGACATCAAAGCCAAAGACTGTGTAAGCACCCACTGACATTTCAAGAGTTGCATCTGAGGTATCTTCTAAGATGCCGTGAGGCCACGGACTACTTAACGAGTCAATCCATTGACAAAGCGTTTCAGTGCGCGTGTTCTCAATCGGCGAAGTAGCAATCGCCTCTTCAATCGCCTCTTCTGTGATGGTGTATCCCAAAGAGGGGTTAGCCAAAGCCCATGCATCTCGGTCAGTTATCTTGCAGTATTGAGGGGCTGAGTATTCATAGAATCCAAAAGACTTTGGCGGATAGTCAATAGCTCGTTCTCGTAAGTCGTTAAGGACAGTGCTGAAAGCGTCTCCTGCATTAGAGGTAAGAAGCGTCTGAGAGTTTGGATGAGCTCTAGTCGTAGGAGTAGCAGCTCTAAATCCATCTTCTGTGATCTCTCGTATTTCATCGATGTAGAGCAATCCATTGACACTTCGTCCGCGAGATCCGTCTCTAGTTGCTGCAACAACATCGAGCCTTGCTCCAGAGAGCATCTCAATGCTTTCAGTGCCGTTAGCGTGTCTAATCTGTTTGACGAATCCCTTAAGGTGGTCATTGGTCTCCAATAAATTAGTGATTGTTCTAAAAGTGTCTAAAGCCATGCTTCTGTTAGAGCTCATGATCAGGACATTGGTATTCCACTTAATTAAGTGAGCAAGGATCAGCATACGCGCTAAGTGAGTCTTGCCGTTCTGTCTTGCCACCAATATCAGGTTAGTTTTGCGAATCCAGCGATCTGCTTTGTCCACAGTGAGCATGTCCTTAAGCACAAACTCTTGCCACGGCAATAAAGG